TTTGTGTCAAGCCAATTCGGACCGATTTTTGCTTCTAATAATAGAGGCACATTCATCTCTACTCCGTAGGCTTCTTCGATGATAGTGTTAAGATCGTCGTTCAGTGTGTTTATCATAGCAATGACGTACTCCTTCTCGTCTGGGTGGATATCTATTACAGCTGAGTCGTGCACTGTGTTGACTAAGCAGGACTGCAAACCCTTGAGCCTCTCCTCAATCTCCATCAGTACAACTGGGACCACATCACCAGTAGCAAAGCCTTGCACTGGGTAGTTCTTGATGTTGGTCATATGGCTCACACTGCCATTCTCTCTACGCTTACAATCAGGGAATGCATACTGCCTACCACTGACGTTAGTAATCTTCAAGAGGTTAACTGCTTCCTTGGCTAGCTTCTTGTGCCACTTAGCTACGCCTTTGTACTTCTCTGTGAAGTGTTCGTAATAAGCTGCTACAGCCTTGGGTCTACCGTAACCAGTAGCGCCGAAGAGTGGAGCAAAGGTGTGCTCCTTGGCTTCTTGGCGTGTAGTTGGCTGACCTGCATCAGTGATAACTTGAGCTGTGTAGCTGTGTACGTCGAACCCTGTGGCGATCTCTTGCATTGCAGTCTCGTCCTGTGCAAGAAACGCAGCCGTGCGAAACTCAAGCTGGGCAAAGTCGGCCTCCATCACGTAGCCACCATCGAAGCGAGACACGAATACCTTCTTGATAGGGAACGTGTTGCCTCGTGGCATATTCTGCATATTAGGATTACGTCCACTGAACCGCCCAGTAGCTGCAGTAGTTTGTGATAGATCAACGTGCAACAGATCGTCAGGCTTAGTGAACAAACTGATACCACCCACAAAATTATTCAGGTAACTAGTGATAGCGTTCAACCTACGTAGATCAGCTAGGAAAGCCTCAGCCTCTAGCATACCTTTTGATCTAGCTGTAGCGATAAGCACATCAAGGTTACCCTTGGATGTAGAGAACCCACTGTCGCTAACCCAGTCCTTGTTAGGTGGGAAGAAGTTTAGTCCTGCTACTTGGTTAGTGTCTTCTAGTTTGTAGCCACGTGCTTCGCAGTCCTTGCACTTGTTAGGCTTAGCGTAGCGTGTGCCATCCTTCTTGATCTTGTACGTATGCCCAGAGCCGTTGCACGTAGGACACGTGTACGCCTTAGTCTTCATAACGTGTGTAGAGTTAGCCTTGACTGTGGAACGATACTCGTCAACGGTATTGACGTGCTCGAATAGTGCAGCCCATTCCTTCTTGTTGTGTGGCTTCTTGCTGTAGATTACTTGAGACTTCTGCTCAGGTGATGACATATTGATAGGAGTGTCACCCATCAGGTCACGTACCTTAGCGTTGATGCGTGTCTCTAGTTCAACCTTCTCTTGCTCGAACTCTTCACGTACCTGCTCTAGTGCATTACGATCTACCTTGAAGCCACGCTGATACATACGACACAGAGTCATACACACCTTCATACTGATGTCACGCACACGTATCATTGACTGGCTCTCTGGCTGTGAGAAGTCGTGCTCCTGTGCTAGGAACAACTCACGTGTCACATTCAAGTCACCCTTGAGGTACTCTGTCAGTTCAGCCAGAGGTATCTCGTCTGTGTTGTAGCCTTTCTTGTAGTACTCTTTGAGTGTGTCTAGTTTGTATGATGGTAAGTCACGCACCTCAGCACAATGACCCAGACCCAACCCTCGCTTGACCCCACGCAGTAGTAGGTACTCGCCAATCATTGTGTCATATATCAAGCCATCATACTTGAAGCCTGACTCCCATAGCCAAGGCATATCGTGTCGTGCATTGTGCATAATCAACAAGGTAGTCTCGTCAAGCACAGCTTGCAATACGAATGCAGCACCACCTGTTGTGTCTTTAGCCTCAGTGTGATCGAAGTTAAGGATGTGCATCTCATCTGTGTTATCCACATTGAGTGTGCCTACCTGTACAAGAGTGTTACCTGGTTGCCAAGGATCAAGCACCATCTTGCCATCAATCTTCTGGGTATTGTTTTCTACGTCTAGTACTGTCCTCACTCTACTCTCCTCTTTATGCGCTGTACTGCGCTATGTCTCCGTCTAACTCACAAGTGATACGTCCGTGCCACCCACCGTCGAGCTTGTTCTTAGCAATAGTTAAGTACCGTGTCAAGTCCTCATCTGAGTCAACACCCTCGACTTGTCTGTTCTTAGAGATCAGTATCATCAGATCAGCTTCAGCAGCCTTGCCTGTCTTACTGCCCTCCATCATAGACATATCAGGTTGCACTACACCCTCAGCTACGGCACTCAGCTGCGACATCCAGATCACTGCACAGTCGTACAGCTTAGCGATGTTACGTGCGTGGATAGCTGCATCCTTCAAGTAGATGTCTGACTTGTCACCAGTACGGTTAGCAAACTTGTCACCCATATCAAGTACTACAATGTCAGGACGATAGCTCTTCACTACAGCCTCAACCCAGTTCATATCCTTGCCTGTACTGTCCTTCATCTGTACGTTCTTCTTGACTTCGTTGTACCGTGTCAGTGCCAGAGCTTTGTTCTCTACGATCTGCTTGATAGTCATACCTGATGATGCCTGTACGTAACGTGCAGCTACACGTACATACTTCTCTTCGTTGGTAAGCACAAGGCACTTAGCTCCCTGATGTGCAAAGCCATTCGGTGCAGCAATCAGTGAAGCGTGGAACGTAGTCTTGCCTGTGTTAGGACGTGCGCCCACCATCACTAGGTGACCACCACTGATACCCTCGACACGCTGACGTAAGCTAGGGATGTTCATCTTCCACTGGCTCTCAATCTGTATCCCTTGAAGTACAGTGTCTAGCTCAATGTCCTCAAACTTAATGTTGAGGTTGGGTGTGAAGTTGTCCTTGTAATCATCAAGCAAGGTACGCAGCGACTCCAAGTTATTCTCTTCGCCATTCACATACTTGAACCCAAGGTTAGCTACCTTCTCACCTACGTGCTGTTGAAACAGACGAGACATAACCTCAGTAGCAATCTCCTCGTGCATAGGCTGCTCGTTATCAATCTTCTGGAACAGCTGCTTGTATGTCTCCTTGTTAGCTGTAGTCATAGTACGATTAGCTGTGAAGAACAGCGACTCCAGTTCAGCAGGGCTAACTGACTTGTCATATACATCCATAGCTTGATCCAAGGCTTGCTTGATCTTACGCATATCTTTAGTGAACAACTCATCAGGACAACGTATGCCTTTGTGGTTGTCGTAGAACTCTTTGTCTAACAGAGTACGTAGTAACGCTGTCTCACTCATCGTCGTAGTCTCCTCTACTTCGTAGTACTAAGTCTTCTAATACAGTTATCACTGTAATGAAAGGCCAAGTTAATGCCAACCATATGTGTGCGTTAGGTCTATCAGCATCAGCTGCATCTGTAATGTACAGCAGTAGTATAGCACCCAGGCCATACATAACTAACAAACCATAAATAAAATGTAAGTCTAGCAAACTATTCCTCCTCTAAGCAGAAGCTACACCAGGCGTCTTTATGCGCTGGGCCTCCACAGCTTATACATTTCTTTTCTTTCTTTTGTTCATCAGGTTGCATTATCTTAGCTCTATCAATGAACCACTCATTAGGTAATGGCTTACGCCCTTCAGGTAGCTTCGTCATCGTTTGCTCCAAACTCATACTCTGTTAGTTCATCTGTCGCATACCTTATGTGATCTTCTATGAAGTCATAAACTACCTGCAAGTCTAGCTTAGCTGCTGCACAGTACAGGACTAGCTTCAGTCCTTCTTCCTGCAGTAGCTTGGAACAATTACTGTCAACGTGAAACTCATAAGTAGCACTACCATCCTCGTGCTCTTCTACTTGTTCTACTCCAATTACACCTGCTGTCATTATGCGTACTCCATTAATGCTTCCCACGATACGGGATATATCTTAGCCATAGTCAGAGCAATCTTCTGTGCTACTAACTGTGTCTCTTCTTGTGTGTCTTCCTTCAAGCGCAGACTAGACATCTTAGCAAAGGCGAACAGTGTGCCTGACCAGTACCACTCAGTCATCATAGACTGCGGCAGTACCATACGTGCTTGCTCTGGTGCTACACCTTCATCAAGTAGCTGTGTATATACACCTAGCATCGTGTCATTAAAGTAAGGTACGTTAGCGTTACTCTTAACAGTACCATCAGACCCCTGCTTCTTATCAGCACTACGTCCACGCCATTCTTCAGGCTGGTAGAACTCTGGTTTATTATCCACGTAGCGTCTACTGATCTCGTTCCACGGCATGTACTCGTGCTTCTGAAGCTGACGTGCTACAAAGATAGGTGCCTTGACGTGGAATGTAACAAACGTGTGATTAAATGGTGACTTGTGCTGATGCTTAGCTAGGTACTTGATCAGCTTAGCGTCTTTAGGTTTCAACACTAGCTCCTCACCGTAGTTTATGCGTGGCATCCATTCGCTTTTCTTACCGAAGCTAACACGTGCTGCGTTAACTACAGATAAGTCTGAACCCATATGATCTATGTATGTTACTTCAATCATTTATCATCTCCTTTAATCTCATTATATCATCTTGTACACCATACTTGATGTCGTCGTCAAGTAGTAATGCTCTTGTAGGTAGGCCAGTCCATAGCTCTACCTCTCGCTTGTATTGCAAGGTCTTGTGTGTAGCGTCCCTGTCTAACGCTATAACTACCTCACGAAATTCACCCAAGTGTTTCATTATTGTAACATTAAGTGATGTACCTAGTATGGCAAACCCCACTGCGCTGGGTGCAAAGTGTGACACTTTTATCGCACTTATCACATCCTCAACTACCACAGCTACATCTGCATCAGGGTTCACTCGCTTAGTAAAGAAGTCAGCCTGCCCTGAGTAGCGATACCATTTAGGTACAGCACCATCAAGCGCACGGCCTACAGCATCCAGTAGCCTACCGTTGTAGTGGATAGGGAACACAGCACGTCTGTCCTTCACGTCATACATCAAGCCCTCGTGATGCAGGTCATACTGATCTACAAACATCTGTAACAAAACGTGATCAGACGTAGGTTGCACTACATATTCTGGATAAACTAACGGCTGTAACTCTTTGTTTTCATTAGTGTTTCTAGGTTGAGCCATACGCAACTTGAGTTCCTCGACAGTCATATCTGTAGAGTATGCACCCTTGAGCTTACAGTCTAGCTTGAAACAGTTATACACATATTCACCGCCATCCTTGAAGCAAGTGAATGTGTTACGTCCCCTGCAACTAGGGCAGTCAAGGCGCAGGGAATCTCCATCCTTTAAGTTAAGTGTATCTAGGAAGCCTCTGATATTCATTCAGTAATTCCTTTACGTTTAGCTAGTGCAGCAGATGCACCGCTGAATGTGTTGACTAGGTAAGGCTTAACACTGGCGGGGTTCTGGTGTCCACTCACCTGCATAATACCTATGAGATCAACGCCTGCCTCTGCCATCTCAGTGATAGCTGTACGGCGTAGGTCACGTGCTTGTAAGTCAGGGTCAAGTCCTGCTGCATCCTTCACACGATTGACGTAGTTGTGTATGTCAGTCTCCGAGTATGGGTTGTAGCTACCACTCTTAGGCTTGACGTGTGGTGCAACGTAGGGTTGGAACCCGAAGTCTTCCTTCTGTTGTTCAAGCATACGAAGTAACCCATCATCAATAGGCAGATGTACCTCAGCCCCACGCTTAGACTGTGTAATGTCTACACGCTCTTGGTCAAAGTCAATAGCATCCCACTGTAGCATACGCATATCACCGATACGTTGACCCCACTCGTATGACATATGTGCGATCAGGCCTATGCTTCTGGACCACCACTGCGAGTACGCTGTGTCTAGGAACAGTTGCACATCCTCACGTGACCACATCACACGGCGAGGCTTGTCAGTCTTACGCTTGAGCAGGGACACTGGGTTGTACAAGATAGCCTCGTGCCTACGTGCCAGGTTAAGCACGATACTCAGGCACGAAGCATTGTAGTTGGCAGCACGAGGGCCACTATCGTTTAGCCATTTGTCGTAAGCAAACGTTACGTGCTTGAGGCTTAGCCTGTTGAGCTTCATCTCACCCATAGGTCTGCCACCTTGCACGTAGGTGTTAGACACCATAGATAGCCTTGTCTCGTACTGTTTCTGTGTCGGACCAGATAGCTCAGCAAACGCAGGGCTGTGCAAGTATGCATCGACTGCAACCTTGAGCTTGTCAGTACCTTTTAAGTCTAGCTGTTTACGTTTCACCATTTTCTCCTCACTTTCCAGTATGCCCAACACTCTACACAATGTCCTTGCCCCAGCGCAAGATCAATGAAGTACACAATGTTAGGTTTCTTTTCCTTCTGCCACTGGTAGTTCCTTGCGCTGAACGTCTGATTGTTTTGTCCTCC